ATGTTACTATCTCTGAATTTGAAAAATGGGGTCACGGTGGTATCTACGAATAAGATTTTGCCTAGCAAAATCTTATTTTTTTGGCATAAAACGGCTAAACATAATAAAACTATACAAAAAAATGCATTTTTTTCAAAAAAAGGGTTGCAAAAGGCGTATCTGCATGGTAATATAAACAAGCATTCTGAAGTGCTTGAATAGCTCAGCGGTAGAGCAATCGGCTGTTAACCGATCGGTCGGGGGTTCAAATCCCTCTTCAAGCGCCAGTGGCCGGTTGGAGAAACGGTTAACTCACATGCCTTTCACGCATGCATTCACGGGTTCGAATCCCGTACCGGTCACCATATATGGAGGTTTAGCTCAGTTGGGAGAGCATCTGCCTTACAAGCAGAGGGTCAGCGGTTCGAGCCCGTTAACCTCCACCATTTTTTTGCCGACTTAGCTCAACTGGTAGAGCAACTGACTTGTAATCAGTAGGTTGGGGGTTCAAGTCCTCTAGTCGGCACCATTAGTGACTCGCTAGCTCAGATGGCAGAGCATCTGACTTTTAATCAGAGGGTCAGGGGTTCAAATCCCCTGCGAGTCACCATCTTGATGCGGGTGTGGTGAAATTGGCAGACACGCTAGACTTAGGATCTAGTGCTTCGGCGTGCAGGTTCAAGTCCTGTCACCCGCACCATAAGAAAATTACCTCGATATAATCGAGGTTTTTTTGTTTATATATTAATAATGGACTAAAAATGGACTAAAATTTATTTGTTGTTCATGATATTTAATAGTTTATCATCATCATTTGGCATCATGTGTGCATAAACTTGTAAAGTTATAGTTGGACTTGAATGTCCAAGTCTTTTTGATATGGCCAGAATGAGATTTTGATCATTTGGCATGTTATTAATAAGATAACTTGCATGGCTATGCCTAAAATCATGTATTCTTATTTGCTTCACATTTGCTATCTTACAATATTCATTTTTCTTTCTTTCAATTGTTGTATCACTAAGAGGCTTTTCTAGACCGAATACAAAGCAATTATTGTTGAATCCTTCTATTTCTTTGCTGTATTCATAAAGTCTCTGTATTAAGCTAATTAGCTGATCTGGGAGAGGTATGTTTCTGTTTGAACCTGGTGTTTTTGGTGTTGTTATTTCATAGGGTTGACCTTTAATTTTTTGATTTATTGTTTTTCTTATCTTTACAGTCTTGAAGCCAGATGTAAAATCATTCCAATTTAGTGCTAAGGCTTCTCCACGTCTACATCCAGTCCAATATAAGAAATTGAATAGTGTTTTATATTCTAGATCATCAATAACATTATCGAACTGCTCGAATTCTTCAAGAGTCCAAAATAGCATTTCTTTTTTTTGCTCTTTTGGGTCTTTGAAATTTCCTTCAAGTTTTAGACAATTGTTTTCTGTTCCGTAGTACTTTTCAGAAAAATTAAAGATAGTTGATAACATGATGAAAATATCTCTTTTGTATCTTAGTGAAAGATTCTTTGCATTCATTTCATCTTTCCATTTTCTGATATGTATTGGCTTGATATCATTAATTATCATATTATTAAAATAAGGTCTAATATGCTTGTTGGTTTTATTTACTAGAGAATTGTACGATGACTTTTTCATTTCTTTTTTCTTCTGTGAAAAATACTCATCAATTAATCTAGACATGAGGACGTTTCCTTTTTGTTCGGCAAGAAAGTTTTTTAGAAATTCAGACTCTGCAAATTTGGCTTCTTGCTTTGTTCTGAATCCACGTCTTTTATAATCTTTATACTTATTTGTTATTGGATCTTTATATTTTCCGTAAAAATACCATTTTTTAGTTTTCTCATCTTTTCTTACAGCCATAATAAATCACGCTCCTTCATTTATATTTGCCTTGAACGTGCTTTATGCGTTAAAATAAAGTGCGTAAAAGGACTTTATGAGATGTTTCTTTTATATGAGTGATATTGGCGTATCACTATCAGCATCCTAGTTGGCGCTAGGGTGCTTTTTTTGTAAAAAGAAAAGGAACCTCTAACGAGATTCCTTCAATGGCGCTAGGCCGTTGTGTAAATAACAATAGCGTATAGCTCTTGTTCAATTAGACGTTATCACACAAAGCGGCTATTGTCAAACCTCGTTATTATATCTTTGCTATTTATCATTGATGAATAATTCTTTTATTTTATTATCAACTAAATCAAGAATTAGGCTATCAGCAATCAAATTTTTGATTGGATCATAATGATTTACAGGTTTTTTAATTCTTATTTTACTTACTGTTGTAATATTTTGTACCAATGTAAATGATTTTTTATTCTTGTTAATGTATATGTTTGCGACTTTTTTAAATTCATTAACATTATTGATGACTTTTTGAACGTCTTCAACGTTGTATTCATTTTCATCAGATAAAGCAAAAGCCCCCTATCTTTTGATAAGGAGCTTTACTAACCGCATCAGGTGCAGTCATTTCTGTTCCTTATCATTATATACATCAAAAAAGATTTTATCAATTGGTAGCAGTTTTTTTTATTTGTTCATTGATTTTACAAGACAGATTATAATTACAACATCAAGCACAATTTGAATTATATCTAATGCAATCTGCATAATATCGCTTCCTTTCGAAAAAATAGTATTTTTAGCCTACATCAATCTTCCCAATTGAAATCTTTGATAACTTTCTTTAGTTTTCCTAGACATCTAATATTGTTGTTCAATGGATCAACAACGATAGGGTCATAATCTGCATTCATTGGCTGTAACATGATTATCCCGTTTAGTTCCTTATACTTCTTGCAAGTGGCTGTATTGGTATCTATGCAGAAACAACCAATAACACCATCATCTACTTTATTCACTTTCTCAAATATAAGAAGATCACCATCAGAGATACCAGCATCTTTCATGCTTTCACCACTTGCGTATTGCGCAAAGTATTTAGCTGACTTACTCAAACCTTTAGAAGGAACAGGAATCATATCGATTATATTATCATCCACAAAGCCACCATTCCCACAGCAGAGCGCTTCATATAGAGGGACTTTAACATATGATACTTCTATGTCGTTATAGACTTTTTCATCATCCATAATAAAGTAAGATGGCTTAACTTCAAATATGTCTGCTAGTTTTGCAATTGTTGTTTTTTTAAGATTAGTGACTACACCTTTCTCCCATTTTGCGACTGCTGATTTTTGTACTCCAATCATGTCTCCTAGTTCTGTTTGAGTCAATCCGAGCCTTTTTCTTTGATATTTTATCTTTTCTCCAACATTCATGATTCAATGTCTCCTTTTCTATATATATAGAATATCTCTTTTTGATACTTTTAACAATAAAAATGATATAAAAATAGAAAAAAAAGATACTTTTGTGTTGATTTTTGATATAAACAGGGTATAATTAAAAGTGTCTTATAAAGACACTATCGAGGAGGTGGAACAATTGAACAAGAAAGAACTTTTATCAGAAATGATTCTTCATGACGATACAAGGACCGATTTAGCAGAAGCCTTAGGCATGTCTATAGGCACTTTAAATGCTAAAATTAATGAGACTAATGGCAGATGTTTCAATCAACCAGAGATTGCATTTATTAAGGACCGTTATGATTTAACTGCTGAAAAAGTAGACAGAATTTTTTTTACTTCAAAAGTGTCTTAAAAAGATACATCAGAAAGGAGAAACAAGAAAATGAACGAATTACAAGTATTTAAAAATCAAGAGTTCGGACAAGTTAGAACTCTAACTCTTAATGATGAACCATGGTTCGTTGGGAAAGATGTGGCAGAAGCGTTAGGATACGCAGAGCCTAGAAGTGCTGTATCAAAGAAAGTTGATGATGCCGATAGAGGTGTTGCTGAAATGGAAACACCTAGCGGAAAGCAGAATATGACAATCATCAATGAATCTGGTCTCTATGCTTTAATCTTCGGAAGTAAATTGGAGTCTGCTCAGAAATTCAAACGTTGGGTTACATCTGAGGTGTTGCCAGCATTAAGAAAAACAGGGCAGTACCAAGTGAAGGAACTAAGCGGACAGGAATTAATGGCTAAAGCATTAATTGAAGCGCAAAATGTTCTAGCTGCTAAAGACAAACAGATTGAAGAAATGAAGCCAAAAGCCTTATTTGCTGATGCAGTAGCAACTAGCCACACATCTATCCTCGTTGGAGAACTTGCTAAAATCTTAAAGCAGAATGGCATTGACATGGGTCAGAAGAGATTATTTGCATGGCTCAGAGAAAAAGGCTATCTGATCAAGCGCCAGGGCACTGATTACAACATGCCTACACAGAAGGCTATGGACCTCGGTCTCTTTGAAATCAAGGAAGGCTCTTACGTGAATGGCTCAGGTGTCAACATCACCACCAAGACACCAAAGGTCACTGGTAAGGGTCAGCAGTATTTTATTAACAAGTTCTTAGCAAAGGAGTGAGAAAAAATGTGTAAACAGGCTACAACAAACTTGCAAATGTTTGATGTGATTAAGAAACAGTGGGCTGATAGAAATGACATCATGATTTTAGCAAGTTGCAGTGAAGCAAAGGCTTCTAGACTTAAGAAAGAGATGACCGAGAAAGTACTTAAGTCTGGTAAAAGACTTCATGACAGTAGACATTTGCCGATGAAACTGGTTATCGATTATCTTGGGATTGATGAAAAAAGGATCATCAGAAATGCGAATATTGAACATGAGATGATTCTAAAAGAAAAACAATTGAATAAGTAGCTTTAGTTGCTCGTAGGCACCTAAGGCTAGGAGACAAATAATAATTCGTAGAATGAACTGCAATACATAATTTAACATTTCTCTTTTTGGGTAATTCCATTGACTATACATACCTACTGTATACGGTCTCCTGGCGCTAAGTGCTTATGAGCACAAAAAAAAGAACACACGACAGCCATCGTGTGCTCCCACTCAATCTTGGAAAAGATTGATAAAAATCAGACAGTGCTAATTATAGCACAGAAAGAGGAAATTATGAATAGTAAAAGAATCTTATTAATTACAATTAATTTGTTTGTTTTAGGCATGGTTATTTCAATGATTAGTACAGGCACAAATTGGGATAGTACAGCCGCACATGTCTTAAGTGCTTTCTCATTAGGATTAAACATCTTATTTTTGGAATATATCGGATTAAAGGGGGATAAATAATTATGATCAAACACGTAGAAACACCATTCCTACACCTTGAGATTAAAAACGGGAACTGTGAAGTAACAGGAACAGGAAACACATGGCAGTACTTATTGCTGTTTGCTTACATCGTTAAAGCTGCCAAAGAAGGACGCTTCACTAATGGGTTTGACGCTGAAGGAGAAAAAAAGGAATTCAATAGAATTATAAATAAGGTGTATGAAAGTCCAGATGATGCAATTGAGGCATTTGGACCATTAGGAGATGTAAATACAGTCTCTGATATCTTAGAAGCACTAGATAACTTATTCGGAGGGGATTACGTAGATGGAGAATAAGAAAGATATTTTAGAGAGCCTGTTTGAGACTCTCACTAGAACTAGAAAGTGGAGCGATGAAATCGCTGAAATGCTATATCACAAGGATAAGAACGGCAATGAAGAGGTCACTGTAAGACTTTATGAAGGTAACGCTGAAATGTTTATTGACGTTACTGGGGACAGTGGCATGGCTCTTATTAAAGACGTTATTAACGCTTTAGAGGCTATGTAATATGTGGAAATGGGATATATACAAGCCTCTTCCTCCATATGAGGAATTAGCTCGTAGACTGAATAGATTCATGTATGACGATATGCTTGAACGCAGAAAAATCTATGATGAAGTAACAGGCGATGATCTATATAACATCCAAGTACACCAGTACATGGATAACTCCACAAGGGTCAGAATCATCTATCTTGATGATACTGCTCACACGGTAACTCGAATCATCGATGTGACAGGCATGAAAGTATCAGAAGCATATGAATTCGTTGTAAAAAACATTAGTCATTCAGATGTCAAAAAGATTTCAAAAGAAGAAGTAGATGCAATCGATGCTGTTGAAGGCAAAGTAAGAAGAAGATACCTGTATGCATATGTTCATTCTCCAGAATGCTTTGAATGCACAAAGGTGCGCTTAGGTATTGATTAATGATTGAATTCAAAAATCTATTCGATTGCATTTATGACGAGATTCCCAAGACAAAAGAAGGGTGGCTCTCTCAGAGAAGGAAGGGGATTGGCGGTTCAGATGCTGGAATAATTGAAGGTGTCAACCGTTACACAACTTTACACGAACTTTGGGAAGACAAGACAGGCAGACAAAAAAGACCTCAGGTTTCAAATCATGCTATTGAGATGGGGAACCGCCTAGAGCCTGTAATGTTCAATCTGTTTGAGGCACTCTATGGTGATGACTATGAAGTCATTGATACAAAGGATTACTCCTTATCCAGGAAAGATAAGGAATGGATGCGAGCCAACTTGGACGGCGCTCTTATTCGTAAGGAAGATGGATCAACAGGGATTTTAGAAATTAAGTCAACAACCATTAACAAGTGGCAGTACTTCCAAGAAGAGTGGGGCGATGATTCAATGCCTCAGACATATTACTGTCAGTGCTTGCACTACATGAATGTGACAGGTGCTGAATTCGTTGTCTTATTTGGTATTGCGATGATGCCATGGTGTGACGAGACAAAAACTATCATTAGAAGAATTGAAAGAAGCGAAGTGCTTTTGGATCTAATGCAGTTGGAGGCTGATGAAGAAGCCTTCTGGAAAAAGCACATCGTGGAAGATATTGAACCAAATTTTATTTAAAGGAGAAAAAGAATGAGATTTAAACAAGAAATTAAAGACCGCTTATATGGCGGCTATCTCGGTGTTGTCACTGACAAGATTGATTTTGAAATTATCAAAGTCATGCTTGCAGATGATAAAAAGAAAGTTGAAGGGCTTGAGTGGCCTTTCGGTGCAGTGAGTGCAGTTATCGCAGTTGCACCAGACGGATTAGTAGTCGCATTAAAAGAAGAACACGCTGAAAGCTATGAATTAGTAAAGTATCAGGATGCAGTGGAAGAAGATACACAGCCTATTGATGCCGATGTCAATGAAGTGGCTGAAATGCCTAGTTTAAGCGTTGTGAAGGTCATTCCAGCGCAGATTGAAGGATGTAACGTAAAACACTTCAAAGAGGCTGTAAAGTCTTATTTGAAGCGCTATGACGGCATTGTAGTGACTGCAGACAACTATAAAGAGTTATCTGATGTTGTTTCTAAACTGAAGAAAGAAAAAGACAATGTCAATGAAAGCAAAAAGGCAGTCAAAAAAGAAGCGATGAAAGTCTACACAGACTTCGAGAACGATATGAAAGAAGTTCTTAAGATGTTTGATGCTTCTATTAGTTCATTATCTAGTGATATTAAGGAATTTACAGATAAGGAAGTAGCAGAGAATGAAATGGTTGTAAGAAAACTCTGTAATGAGGCTCTTAATTATTATGTGCATAGAGATGACTTTGATGGATACTGTGCAACTAAGGTTTTCTCTATTGATCCACGCTGGAGCTCATTAAAGAAGTTTATCAACAACAAGAAGCCAACCAAAGCATTAGTAGATGCAATCAAACAGGAATGTGAAAGAACTAAGGAAACATATAAATCATATATGCAGCGTTGCGAGTCTTTAGACATCTATTTAGAGGCCAGATGTAAAGAAACTGATGTTGATCAGCAGATGATTGATGTAAGTGTCTATAAAGATAAGTTAAGAGACGGCTCTTTTGAGGACATTAAGCCACTCCTAGAAAGAAGATTTAGAGAAATCATCAATAGACGAGATGAACAGGAACATCAGAAGAAAGAAGAAGCAAAGAAGGAAGAAGTTAAGCAAGAAGAAAAGCCTGTAAATGTTTCTTCAGAAGAAAAAGAGCTAAAGATGTTGGTTGGTAAAATCGTAGGAACAAAAGCAGCACTAAATGAGTTGAAAACATCTCTAGACTACCTCAAAGCAAAATATGATGGTTGTTTCGATTATGATTTAAGATTCCCTAGAAAGAAAGAAGGTAAATAACAATGACAGTTAAAAACAGTTTAAGAAAAGACACAACAAACAAAGCAAAATTCAGTACTTTTATAGCAAGCCCGGCAGTACAGAGAAAAATCAATGATGTTGTTGGTGGTAAGAATGGAACACGTTTCATCGCTTCTATTACTTCTACAGTTGTCAATGATCCAAAGCTTCAGGAGTGCGAACCTAATAGTATCATTACTGCTGCATTTCTTGGCGAGGCGCTCAACTTATCTCCCTCTCCTCAGTTAGGACAGTACTACTTTGTACCTTATAAGACTAAGAGAGGAACAGTGGCACAGTTCCAATTAGGTTATAAAGGCTACATTCAGCTAGCTATCAGAAGTGGACAGTATAGAAAATTAAATGTTATTTCAATTAAGGAAGGAGAATTAATCCGTTATGACCCTCTTAATGAAGAGATTGAAGTCAGATTGATTGATGATGAACTTGTAAGAGAGTCCGCTAAGACAGTCGGCTATTATGCAATGTTTGAATATACTAACGGATTCAGAAAAACAATGTACTGGTCAAAAGAGAAGATGGAAGCACATGCGCTTAAATACTCTCAAGGATATGCAGCAGATAAAAGAAAAGGCACTAACTGGACATTCTGGTCTAAAGATTTTGACGGAATGGCATACAAGACTATGCTACGTCAGCTGATCAGTAAGTGGGGTATCATGTCAATTGATCTGCAGAATGCTATTGATGCTGATATGGCGGTAATCAATAGTGATGGTACAAAAGAGTATGTTGATGCTCCTGTTACATTTGTAAACGATGAAGAACCACAGGCACAGGAAGAAGCGCCTAAAGCAATTGCAAATGAAAGTTCAGCGCCTAAAGCACCACAGCCACATGAAGAATCTGACAAGGTTTTAGAAGATGCTGGAGTCAATACTGATTTCGGCGATGCTGAATTTGGCGACTTCGATGATGGTTATGATTATGAACAGTTCTAATTAAAGAAAGGAAGACATGAGGGATGGATGAAAAAAGAAGATGGATCAAGTTATACATGATGGACTACGATGAAGTCTATCATGATTCAAAAATGCTACACCTTTGGATTGACATCCTTCTTCATGCCAATCCTGTTGATTACTATCATCATGGCCAGCTTATTAAAAGAGGACAATGTATCTTGTCTCTAAGACAGGTATCAGAAAGATGTGGGATGGCAAAAAACACCATTACTAAATATCTTCACCTCTTAGAAGAGTGCGGAAAAATTAAATTAGATATATCTAGAAAAGGCACTCTTATAACAGTTGAAAACTGGGATAAATATCAGAACCGTGTCTCACCTAGTGTCCTAAAAATAGGACAAGAGGTAGGACAAGAAGTAGGACAAGAGGTAGGACAAGAAGTAGGACAAGAAGTAGGACGTAATAAGAATAAAAGAATAAAAGAAATAAAGAATAAAAGAAGACTGTCTGTCAGTGACTCTGACTTGTCTGATTTAAAATCTTTTCTTATTGAAAATGACTTTGAAGAAGTTTCCGATGAAGTAATAGAAACATGTAAACTCTATGGACTTGAGAAAATAACCAATCTAAAGAACTTTGCCTTAGCAGTAGCAAAAGAAAAGAAATGGTACCAGAAGAAAAAGAAACTTAAAAAAAGAGTAACTGAAGAGGATAAAGAAGAATTAAGACGATTAACGGAAGAGCTAGGAGAGGATTTATAACATGACAAATTTTGAATTTTATGAAGATGAAATTAAATCCAGAGGCTTTAAATTTGCGGTAGATAAATCAAGCGATGAATTATTCAACTGTGATTGTGATATAGAAGGCTCATGCAAGAAATGTAGGTTTTGTTATCAAACGAAGGAACCAGTAAACGGAACAACTAAATTCGTGTGTGCAAATATCGATACTGTTAGATGGCTATATCAGAAGCACAAGATAAAAATGAATGCTCTGGAATACGGCTTACTTGAATATATGCTATCTGAAGGTTATGAATGGGTATCACGTGATGATGATTTCACAATCACGTTCTTCACATTGAAGCCAATTGATAAGGAGGGTACTTGGCACTCTCCTGAGGGCGGATTTGATGAACCACTCAATTGTGTTCCTCTTTGTGAGAAGTTATTTGAATTCTTAAGAGAAGACGAATTATTTAACGTTGAAGAATTACTTAAAACGGCGGAGGTGTTTAACGATGATTAATGCAGTAAAATATAGAGACGAAATAATGAACAGTCGCGATTGTAAATTTGGTTTTAGCAATCGCGTTGTTAAATGCGAATATGAAGAATGTTCAAGTTGTGTGTTTAATAATGTAAACAATGATGATGGTAGACTCTCATGCACTGCTAGAAAAATTAGATGGCTTTTGTCGGAATGCAAGGATCCTGCTAAGCTAACTAGATTAGAGTATGAGATTCTGAAATGGTTGATTGATAAAGGTTATAAGTATATCGCAAGAGATTCTAATTGCAAATTGATCGTGTGTTATAAAAAGCCATCTAAAGGAAGATATTGTTGGGAAGAGATAAACGGACTTTGTTTATTAAGTGGTTTTGAAGAATTACTTCAGTTCATTAAATGGTCAGACGAAGAACCTACATTTATGCAAGATATTTTGGGCAGCCGTGAGGTAATCGAAAATGACATATAATGAAATTTTAAAAATGGTCATAGCTGCAGTAGATAATGTATGGTTCCGCGGACGCGGAAATGATTATGAAAAATTAAAGAAAGTTATTCTTAAATGCGCTACTAATATATATATTGAGCAAATGAGAGAGGGCAAACAAGAAAATGAATAAATATATATTACTTGATGTAGATCAGTACCTTGCAGTTTTGAGTTTGCTTATACCTTATAAGTGGCGTTGGATAGCTCTGCTGCCTCTGAGCATTTTATTTATAGTTGTTTGCTATTACATATTTCATGACTAATTTATTCAAGGAGGTTGATGGTAATGAATAAAAAAGACGAATCTTATTTCGACATGACTTATGATGAATTTTTAGAAGGTGTCAAAAAAAGTGAAATAGAAAAACCCGCTATAATTTATCATAGTCCAGGAAGACCTGATAACTCATTTAGTAATTTGCACAGATTTAAAAGTTATATGGCTAGAGAATCTGAAAAAGCAGAAATGACTGAAGACGATATATTTATAGCCAAACAAATAATGAAAGTTTTTAAAGATGTAAGTTATTTTACCAATAGAGCAATATTTAACTTAGACAGGCTCATACTGTATACAATGGGAGGCACAGGTAAATATAAAAGTTTGATAGCACCATATGAAGAGATTAGAACAGGCTTGCAATTATCACTTGATGTATTGCAAAGACAAATCAAATATATAAGCAGTGTCATTAATTACGCAGAAAAGGAAGTTTCAAAAAAATGATTAAACCGACACTTCAAAAGCCTATCACAATAGATAGCTTACAAAAATACTCTATTAAATTAGAAGTTTATGCACATTCGCTTGAAGTCGATTATAAGGAATTAGAAGATATCCGTCGCGAAATAGAATGTAAACTCAGCGAAATAACAAAAGAACGTGATTCGATAATAGCAAGCGGTCGCAAAAGAGCCAAAGCCTTCTATAGTCTTAGAGAAGAGTGTGAAAATCTCAAAAAGGAAAAAGAATCACTCTATCTCGAATTAGAAGTATATAAGAAAGTACTTGATAAAATGTTGGTATCCGTAATGCAACTCAACACTTCTGAAGAAAATGGAGAGTTATACAAGAACTTAAGTAATGCATTTGGCAAATTATCAAAAAATCTTGAAGGTGCAATGATTGCAATGATGCATAATGCCGTAAGCTCCGAAGAAAATGAAAAGGAGAACAAAGAAGATGAATAAGCCAATATTAAATGATTATATAAACAAATATGGTACAAAAAGTTTTGAGACTCAACGTAAAGCATTTTTGAAATATGCACGAGATTTAGAAAGATACTGCAGTGAACTTGAAAAAGAGAATAAAGACCTTAAATATAATCAGCTCGTTCTAAAAGGTACGCTAATCAATATGCAATGTGAAGACTTCAGAAGAGAAGTGATGGAGGAAGAGTGCTACCGTGATGATGAAGAATTAGAAAAATTAATAAAATTATATGAAGAAATTGTATCAACCGGAATAGATTCATATCTGAGAGGTAGCAAAGGATGTATAGAAGACCCAGAATAGAAGATTTTATTGAAGACAGATTGTACGAACTCACTTCAGGTGAGCAGTTTATCACCATAGACTTAGCAAAAAAAGAAGTGGATTCAAAAAGATATTTAGAAGCATTGGAAAAATACTGTGTTTTCCTTGAAGAATACTGTAATGCTTTAGAATCGGATGGCAGTTCTTCAATACTAAGAGCTCAAGCCGAAAAAATTGAAGCTTTAAATTTTGCTATAAAAGGATATAGTGATAGTTTTTTTGATTTGAAACGTGCCTTAAAGATGGCTATTGAAGACGCCACAGAAGATTCTGTAGATTGGAAGAAACATGTAGATAAGCGCAATGCACGTGAATTATATAAAATGTGTGAGCTTTGCTATAAAGGCCCTGATACTTCAAAAATATCAATATTCTATGAACTATTAGCAGCAGAGGAGTCAAAACAATGATAGTAACAAATAATCTAGATGAATATGTAGTCCTTAAAGGATTGATTAATCATTGTACACATACACTAGAGACAACAAGAAACTGTAGTAACTGTGAAATGAATAAAATATGTAGTGTAGCTTTAAATAGTTCAACATTGATGAATTTGGATGTGAAGTATTTTCCAGTTGGTTCTATTGCTCTTGAGGATGCTCTTACAAGAGCCCTAGAAAAAGCAAACACATTAGCTGAACGGAAGAAAGACGGTGAGAAAGTTGAACTTACTTTTTAAATATACAATTACCTACTTTTATAAAAGTGGAGACGTCTTCAAACTACATGCACAAAGTAAAACCGAATTAGAAATACTCAAAGAAGGATTCTATGAATGCAGAGATAAGTATTTTTATATTTCGCATGCAGTCGTCACTTACTGGATTACAGGAATCGTTGCAGATACGTGGTTATAGGAGTGATGATCAGTGTCAAGATTCATTGAAGTGTGGACATTGTTTAAATATCCACAGACCAGTAATGATTACTTTAAAATGAGAAGATACTTCTCTCTTATTAATTTAGATAATGTTACATATCAGTTAGAAACAAAAAGTAGAGCCGATAAATACAAACATTGTATATCTTTCTATTATGATAATGATAAAATATTTGAAGAAAGGTATATTGATGATGAACTTGCATTCAAAAGGCTTAATTATCTAAATGAATTCAATATTGATAAGGATTTTGATGGAATAATTGAATTCGAAAACAAAAAGTATGATACTAAAGATATAGTAATGATTAAGCAT